TGGCTCTTTGCCTGTGTCCAAATGTTTTGATTTTTTCTCCCATCCATACGACCCCTGGATGTTTTGTACGAGCAATCACAATCCTGTAACTGCTAAGTTTATCGAGTCTCCCTCGCACTAATATAAATGTGAGTTGTGAGTTCACACCGGCATTGAAAGAGTTGCCAGCTCAAAAATACATTTTGTGTAGAGATGTATTAACTCATATAAATTGGGTGGTCTTTTCAACCTTCAATCAAATTTCTGACTTATTCCCAATTTTTAACTACCCGAATTCTTATAACAAATTTGTCATCATCTATTTCTAGATGATTTATTATTGGAACAAAGTTGAAAGGATACCCTGATAAGCTTAATTTTCAGTATAATATTATTCGTCAGAGTTATTTTATGGTTTAATTTCGGGATAGTAATACCAAATTCCTTCTTCATATTAAATTCCTTCGAAGTGATTATCTATTTTTTTGATGAAGAAATATTCTTGTTCATCATCTATTACATACTTCCTAAAGTTTTCTGCACAAGATCTTAAATAATTAAATTGTGATTTTGGAAGCTCCTTTTTTGGTTAGACAATTAATCGATTCATTTAATAATCTTCTAAAGGTAGAGAGTTGAAATCTGGTCCTGAAATGATTGAATCAGCAAAAATAGCGTCGACTTCTTCTAAAGTGAAATATTTTCCAATGAATCTTGAAGCTACTGCTAATCTATTTGAAGCAGTTGTAAAATACAAATGCCTATATTTCGAGTCCATTAGATTTATAATTGGACCGAATTCTCGGCCTGGCATACTGCTGATTACTGGGATTAATTCATTAACTGTAGTTGATGGTTAAAATTCCATTTAATATCTAATTAGCAAAGATCCTACATTAGCTGAGCCTGGAAAGCCTGCTAGGATCAATGTTGAAGTTTAACCATGAGGTGTAGATACTGCTTACACTTCATCTCAATCATCATTGTTAGGCAAAAGCACTTCAAATGCTGTTTAACCACTACCTGCTTTTGCTGGTTACATGATGTAAAATTCTTCATGAGGCAGTTCATCTATTCCGAAAGTGCCTTATCGATGCGTACCAAAATGAATTATTCCATTTTAATTGTCTCCTAATGATAAGGTCAAGAAAAATTCTGCAAATATTGGCCTTATTTAAACTATTGATGTAGAAGATGGTCAGGCTATTGTAGCTCCTGTTCCTGCTCCAGTATTGATGTTTAAATCTACTGCATTATAAGTTGTTAAAATATTTATTGCTCTAGCATAAAATTTAAGCATAAAATTTCCAGCTGCATTCGTGGTGATTGGTACTGTTAAAGAAGAAGTTGTAACTGCTAATTTTGGATCAGTTGAACTTGTTATTCTAGCTGGTTGAACTCTCCCAGGCGCTATTCTTGCAGCAATTTAATTTCCTCAGAACTTCTCTGTGTTTCCTTATTTTAGCTCTTCAGGTTTAAATCTGTAAGGTTCTGGCTTATGGTCGGTCAGTTAATTAATCCCTTTAATTACTGAATCTCCATACTTATTTCATAAGAAACCTAGTGCTTCTTTTCCAACTGATTTTAGTAAAGGCAAAGCAAATCCAGCTATAGCTGCCCAGTTATCTAATGCTACCAATGCCTTAAGATCCGTTTTTGATATCTAATCTTTTACTGGTAAGTCTTTATTGATGTCTGCCCTCAATTCATCTAATTTTTGAGAATATGCAGCTGGGTCTACATTCAATTTAATTGCCCCATATTACATTAATAAATCATTAGCTTATCTAGAATCTGCTTATTTATCAGCATATGTTAAACCATATTCTTTTAAATTCCTAGTTCTTATATCTGTTAAAGGTTCAATACTAGTTTGAAGATTTTCAATTGCTTTTATTACTTAGTCATCTTTTTTCTTAAATAATTATATAAGTGTTTCCATACTATGCCCTTGTGCATCTCCTTCCCTAGCTTCTTGTGCCTTATGAAATTGCTTTATTTATTATTCAAGTGTTCTTACTTTATTTTTGATGAATTTGTTTTCTTTATATTAATTTACTCTATTTTATATTTAATTTTAATTAGTAAGGCCAGATGTTTCTTGCGTCACACCGAATTGCCTTCTGTCATTGAGTTTCTTCTCAAGCTCCTAAATTCTTTAATCGACATTCATTGCATGCAATTAAATGGGTGTTTTGTTCACTTAGAGTGAAACACATAGATCACCCAATTCTATGTGTTCGATTTTAACATAACCTTTGATTTTAATGTCAGACTTCTCCATATAATCTAATTATGAAAGTTATTAGCCATTCATTGGTTCGTATTATCCAATAGTAGACAAGTGATGATAAAATTCTGATTTTACAGGAGCTAAACCTTCTTCAATAATTTTCTTTTTAAATACAAAATCTCTATCAACAATCCATTTTCCTTTTTCCATAAAGTCTTTTTATAGTTTGGTTAATATTTTTTGCCTAGTTTAAATATACATATCATAAGCTGTAACGTTTCTTGCTTCATAATGATTTGCTATTTAAGTTGAATACAAAAAGTCTTTGAGAAAACTATTTTTAAATTTTGTTGTTAAATTTCCTTAACAAGCTAGCCTGTCTGCTTTCTTTATTATTGTTATCCTAGCTCCATCATTTATTATAATTTTTGATAAAAATTACCCTATGTATTTTGATATATAGATTTCTTTAATTTTATAACCTAATCCATGTTATATTTATTAAGCATTGTCTCCAATAAAGAATACCTCTCTCAAAGCTCTTATGTAATCTTGAGTTTAATTTTCTTTAACTAGCACTAATGTGTCATCTCCTGAAATGAAATACCTAAAATCAATTTTATTCATTGTTAATTTCTTAATGTATTCATGATAACATTGTACACGTAACGAGTTTCCAAATGTAGTTCTAGTTGGTTGACCTGATGTAACTGTTCCTTATAAGATTCCTTGGAGATAATATCGAATATCTTTATTAATTTTAAAATTAATTTTTTAACTAGTTGATAGGAGTTATTTTAGTAATGGAATAAAGTAAGATAGCAATTCATTTTGTTAAGCGATCATTAATGGAAATAATTTCTATATTACTTAGTTATCTACATTCTTTATGAATTATGCAGTCTATGAGGAATCATGATTTGATCCATCTAATGAAATGAAATTAAAGTCTTGAAAGCCAGCAGTATAGAATTTAATATATTTCTCTAATTTTCTCATTGATTTGCCATGTACAAATTAAGGGCATGTTGATTTTAAGCATTCTATTAAAATAAAATTAATATATCCTGCGAATAACTTCATGAAGTCCGTTGGATTCCAGACTATTCGTGACTTAATTTTGGATTCGTCTCCATTAAAGATAGGTTCATTTTTCTTTACAAATGGTTCTAATAAATTTGAAATTTTTAATTTCTCTTCAATTGCTTTTTCATAAATTGCTTAATAAGCCTTTCTTTATTTAGGAACTCTAGATTTGATATAATTTTCTAAAGTTAGATAATCCGCTCTGTTTATAATCACTTCTGCAAATGACGGAATAATTTTGTTTTTTATGTAATCATTACAAAATGTGTAAAAAGGTCTGGTTACATTTTAATCAGGAAGTACATCGTGTGAAACATGTCTAGATAATAGACCTTCTATTAATGATCTAGCTGAATTTTGTTCAACAAAATTAATCTTATTTGGCAATAGTTCTCTATTAATTATTTTAACAAATTGATTGTTTTCTCTGATTACTAAATCTAATTCTTAACCATTTTATCGAATTCTTTGGAATTTTTCTAAGTTACCTTGATTTATTAATTTCAACAAATCATTTCTTGGTTCTTTAATGTTGGTATACGGTAACTCAAAATTCTTTAAATTTACAGTTTCAACTTAACTCCAACTTTCTTCAAATTTACCTAATTTTTCTTTTTTGATGATTGTTTTACCTCTTATTTAATTTTCAAAGATTATTGTTTAAGCATTAATGAATTATCTATTGGTAATGGAATTTTTGTTAATTAGCCTTGAATATAATTATAAAGCACTTTAGAATTTTAGTGTTCTTCGATGTGATTCATTTTCTATCATAGGGATAACTCTTTTCATTTCTTTGTAATAATATTGTACAGAATATCCGAAAATTGACACCATTGATGATATTATAAATATTAACTTTTGCTTCTTTGAGAATAATAGTTTGGAAATTAAATAATTAAAAATTTTCTTGATTCTAGCATTAGATATTTGTGACACAATTTACTTTAATATAAATTAAGTTATTTTAGCGCTAAAGCATCCTAAGGTTAAGTAATCAAAATATTTACAGATTTTTATCAATATTAATTATTACATAGAAAATCTAAAACACCCAATTGGATAAGTTGTAAGTTCTGTCACTCTATTAGAAAAATGATTTTTGTTAGCTTATAAAATCCTTTCTTCTTATTCGAAAATTTAATTTTGTACCACCTCTCTTACATTATTTGAAGGGGGAATATCATTTGAGAAATTAATGATTTTTAAAGTTGTGTCTAATTTAGTTTGATATTCTCCTTTTATTATTAAGTGATCATTAGAGATTATTTAATTAGTTATTATATTCTATAAAGATTAAGAAACTTCTCCATTTTCAACATGACCAATAGGCTATAATTCAATTGCAAATATTTCTTATTCGCAAGTAACAAATCTAGTATGGGCATGATAAATAATATTATCAATATAACCTCTATTCGCTGTGACTTGGATTGAAATATTAGTTGGCTTGTGTATCATTACTGCTCTTGTAACTTGAATGATTGCCTTCCAAAAATCAGTATCATAAGTATTGACATTGGCTGTTGTTCCATCTCTAATCCATACCAAATTTTAAAATTCCCTAAGCTCCTCAATAGATACGTTCATTGCTTCAATTTAAGGTTTGTTACTTGGAACTGAACTTGGATCTGAGTGATCACTTTAATCATCATCTTTGTCTTCTTCAACTATTTAGAGCTATATCTAGTTGTTTTCAACATAATTAGGATTTTATAACAATATTTACATTTCTTCTTATTCTTCGTTTTAAGGGTTTTGTTAAAGGTTCACGACTGGCTATCCTGCATAGAAAATCTCTATTTTATTACTTCCTGGATATTTAAATGGTGTGTCTTTGTCTATCAAATTAATGGATTCCCAATTTTTCAGCACTTCACTTTTCTCTTTAGTTTCGAATTTTAGTTAGTGATGTTAAAATTTTTCGATGAAAAACGCTTCGATTTCTGTAACTTTCTAGTACATAAAATTTTTGTCATCTATTAAGTGATTTAAAAATTCTCTACTACATAATCCTTTATCGATCACATCTTCTATGTCTATATTTGAAACTTGATATCTTTTAAGATCTTATTTATACAACGCAGATGCTATTTCTTTTAATTAGTCTAGACTTAATTGGTCTGTTATAACATGATTGAGATCAATAATATTTTTTATGACTGGTGTGAAAGTTAATGCTCCATCTATCAAAAAATCCAATTTTTTCTATTTTTGCAATTAATCTTTTAATGCATTCTAATCTTCTAACTAATTTATTTGATCCATTTTCTTAAATGTTATGTATTAATCCTCCAATATTCTTGTAGCTTCTTCAATTAAATTTTCTATTGATTACTTCACTTAATTTGATAAAATCCAACCTAGTAGATTATTTCTAGTTTCTTTCTTAATAAGAGTTATAATTTAATTTCGTAAATAAAAATGCTATTTTTTATAATTGGTTTCTAAAAATGATATCATTATTGTTCTTAATAAATAAATTTATCCTGTTTGGTAAAAACCATTAATTAGATGTGTCTTCTAAAAAATTTGCTCTAGTGTTAGTTTTGCGATTTACGAATGAAATTTTGATGCAATAAAATCGCTTCTTTTCCCTCTTTCTCTAATTGCTTCAATTTAACATCCTGTTAAATTATTTGTATTCAATTATCAAAATAAACAATAGCTTTTAATTAATTCAATCTCTGTTTTGTTTTATTTCTAAAAGTATTTTGAGAGAATATATTGATTAGTAAAAATATCTAATTAATAAGCATAAACAAGTTCATCAAAAGTTTTTGGTGGGTTAAATTTAATTGTTGACTAATTTTATAACACCCTAACATCAGTCAAATCTGTACCATATATTGTAATGTAATATGGTCCACTAGTTTTTTCTAGGATTTTTTAAGTAAACACACCGTTTGTAGGCTCTAATATAGCAATAATATTTAATTAATCATAATTTTTATGGATATTCATTTAATAGTATTTTTATTAATCAATTAAAACAGCATTATTAAACAATTAGGTATCAAATTTTTATTTTACTCTAAATATCCTATTGACTATGTAAATTGGTCTATTTTTACGATCTTAAATTGCAGGTCTTTACAGAAATGTAGCACAATGATGAGATTAATTCTTATTTCCTTTTTCTAACTTAATAAATAGATTTTTATACAATCCTTCTGCCTCTAACATTTACAAGATAATTTTAAAATTTTGCGTTGATTTTTAGTCTTTCTACGCTATAATTAATTTATTTAATTTGGAGCTAAAAATCTTTTCTTCTTGTATTTATTTTATAAAAGCACACATTAAGGCTTCTTCGTAAGTGACTAATTCTTCATTTTCTGATCCATAGCAAAGAAACTCTGCAAATTGATTGTACAATTCTAAGCTTTGCAAACTTCTAGAATTTTATAAAAAGCAAATCAAAAGTGGATATAAAGTACAATGTTCCTATTTAGCGAACGAAATGTGGTAAAATTTCTTTCCTTTAAACATTGAATAAGCAATTGGATAGTCTTTTATTTAAACGGATGCAAGTTCAGTATTTTAGAACTCTTCCCAATTTTCTTTTAAGTCTAGACTTTATTCAATGTCAGTATAATTAATATAAGGATTTTACTCTAAAGTGTCTTTACCTTTCATTTGTTTGAAATCGTCAATGAATTTCTTTGAGTAATTTTTAAAATTTCCATAAGCTAAGTTGTTTTTTACAACTTTATTCAAAGATATTTTTTGCTAGTAACTAGATGCTTAATCCCTTTGTGTTTGCATATATTTATTAAGTTTTCTTCTATTACTTTAGTTCAAAAAAGTTTATTTATATGCTTTATCTGATATAGATTGATTTAAGTTTCTTAAAAATTTATAAACTATGGATTTGTGCTCTTTATTTTCCATATGTTTTAAAGATAATTTTTCCATATCAGTAATTTTATATCCATTTAATTATTCCCAATATAAAGACATTCTGGTGTAATAATTATTGTGCTCTAAAATAAAACTACCTCTTGTTGGAACGTATAAAGGTAGGATGAATGGTTAGAAATTAATTTATTCATATATTTTAATGAAGTCATTTCTATTGAATTTATTAGCAATACAGTAATAATTCCTTAATTCACTTTTACGTAATTAGTGTAATCCAGATAAATTTAATTTAAATAGAGTATTATCAATTTAATCATACATAACTTTTGTGTATT